ACATGAATACGCTAGAATTTTTAAAGCGAGTCCTACCGATAGAAGGGTTTTATGTAACTACTGTTATCAACCAAGATGGTAGAAAACAGGGTTTCTTTGAGTCGGTAGAAGAACTTGCACATACATGTGAAAGATTGGATAGTACAGGTAACAACACTTATTTTGCTATATCTTCTTTCAATGCTAAAGGTAACAGAAAACAAGACAACGTTAGAGCCACTAAGGTTGTAGCTATAGATGTGGATTGTGGTGAAGGAAAGCCATACGCATCTTGGAAAGAAGGATTACAAGAACTAGGTAAGTTTGTACACACAATGAGTTTACCCAAGCCGATGATAGTGTATTCGGGTAATGGGTTACATGTGTATTGGGTGCTTACAGAAGAACTAGAACCACAAGATTGGAAGCCACTAGCCAATGCCATGAAACAAGCGGCATTGGATAAAGAGTTTAAGATAGACGCAGGACTCACAGCTAACAGTGCGTTAGTGTTAAGACCTGTTGGTACACACAACCCAAAGAATGGTAACGAAGTAAAACTTTTGGTAGATGCAGAACCAGTAGAGGTTTCTGCTCTGATTGAATCGCTATCTTATTTCTATCGTGATACGCCCCGGGGCACTGAAAGTCACACTCGTGACAACACGTTGCTTGAAAATCTTGTGTCTAAACAAGAGTTCCCACTTGCTGTTGGTTCAATAGTTAAGTCTAAATGTAAGCAGATTGATTGGGCAGTAGACAATCAAGACAAGGTTGATGAACCATTATGGTATGACCTTATAGGTGTAGCCGCTTTCTGTAACGATGCAGAGAAGACGGCAGTAGAGTGGAGTCAACGTCATCCTAAGTTTGATTACCAAGCTACCATAAGTAAACTCAACCACTGGAAAGACTCAGCTAGTGGCCCAACAACTTGTGCTAAGTTTGATATAGACAGACCGAACGGGTGTAGAGGATGTGTCTACAAAGGTAAGATAGGATCACCTGCAAGACTAGGTGTTCAGTATCAAGAAGCACCATTGTCAGCAGAAGCACCCGATGCTCAAGCTAATCAGATACCAATACCAAAACCATTTAAAAGAACACAAGATGGTATAAAAGTTACCATAGATGATACAGATATAGATGTCTGTAAGTTTGATATATACCCTGTCAGCTATGGACTCGATGAATCACTAGGGTATGAAACAGTTAGATACCACTGGAATAGACCTCATATGGGGTGGCAAGACCTCATACTAAGACAGGCATATCTAACAGAAGGCAATCGTGAGTTTGCTACAGCTATAGCAGATCAAGGGATTGTATTATATAACAAAAGACAAACGGAGTATTTTCAGCTTATGTTAAGAACATATATGGATGAGTTGAGGCAAATCCGTACTATGACTAACTTATATTCTACTATGGGTTGGAAAGAGAAGAACACGGCATTTGTCTTAGGCGATACACTTCTAAAGCGTACAGCAGAAGGAGTGACAGAAGAATCAATTAGTCTTGCATCGGGCATACAGAAGCAAGGTGCAGACTTATATACTAATAAGGGTGATGCAGAACAGTGGATAAACCTAACATCAGTGTTAGAAAAAGCAGGTTTGAAATCACATATGTTTACTTTAGGTGTTGGCTTTTCAGCACCATTGTATAACTTCACAGGACTCAAGGGATTAACTGTATCTCTTTATGGCCCAACTGGTGGTGGTAAAACACTAGCACAATACTGGGCGCAGTCTATCTATGGCAATCCCGACAAGCTACACTTTGCGGCTAAGTACACACAGAACAGCTTGTTCTCACGACTAGGAACTTATGCAAACCTTCCGCTGACTATAGACGAAGTAACTATGATGAACGATAAAGAAGTAGGCGACTTCTGTTATTGGGTATCACAGGGTAGAGATAAAGCTAGACTCAATCGTAATGCCGAAGAAAGAGATGCTAAAACATGGTCAACCCCTGTCATAGTATCTACCAACAAGTCTCTACAAAGTAAGCTGATAGCTTCTGGTCTGGATACAGATGCACAAATGGCTCGTTTACTAGAACTTACTGTGCCATCTGTACCTTTATTTACTCGAGGCTCTGAAGCAGGTCGTAAAATATACGAAGCCATCCATGCTCATTATGGGTCAGTAGGAAGACAATACATTATAAACTTATTGTCAATGGGTGAAGAAGGTATCCAGTCTGCAATAGCTGAAGCATCAGATAACTTTCACAAGAAGTACAAAGCTAAGTTTAGTGGTGAAGAAAGATACTGGGAACAGTCAATCATACTAGCAGACTTAGGTATGAAACTAGCTAGTGAGTGGGGATAGATTAAGTTTGACTACACACAAGCTACCGAGTGGGTACTGGCACAGATAGGTGCTATCCGTAGAACAGTACAAGAAAATCAAGTTGATTGTTTTGATCTTGTTGCAGAGTATATGGCTGACTGTGCTGATACATCTGTAACTGTCATGCACACTGTAGGACAGAAACCACAACCCGACTTTGCTAGAATACCAAGAGGTGACATAAGAATCAGATTGGATGTATTCAGAAAATCACCTACCGAAGTATTTGATAAGGGTACTATGATGATTGATAGGACTCACTTTAGGAAATGGTTGTCTGTACGCGGCGCGGATTACAAGTCATTCAAACAGGAACTTGTTTCAGAGAATGCGTTAGCTACACCACGTTCAGAGAAAGCATCATTAGGTAAGGATACCCCAATCAAACTAGCACAAAGTTATGTCATAGGATTTAATCTAACACATCCAAGATTCCAAAGTTTGCTTGAGAATGCAGATGTAGCGGCTGATGATATGGCATATGGACAGCTACAGGTAGTGAAAGATAAAGAAGTTTAAAAGAGTCCGGTTGAAGAATGGGCTGTATCTATATCTTAGGTTGGATACGCCACCATACAAGTTTGCACACCCCAAAACCATAGAGCGTATAAACAAGAAACTGATGAGTTCAGAGCGAATTATGCGAAAACGAGAGGAGTATATAAAAAAACAAGCCTCTCAGAAGCCCACACAGAGGCGAAACGACCCTTCTAGGTAGTTTAGTACCCCCCTAATTTAGGTCGATTCCCCACAATTCAGAGAGTTGGTCGATAGAACTACGAGATTGTTTTGGTGCAAATTTTCTAAATCTTTCTATCGCATTTAAGTTTGCAGACTTGAAAGACTTGTTTGCAGATTGAACAAAGTTTCTAAAGAAGAACTCTGATTGTGGCCCTACATCTTTGTTATGTTCTTTAACAAAGTTTAGAATCCTACGCATTTCTGCCCTGTCATTGTCGAGTCTAGCTTTTACATATGCTTGTACATAATGTGCCTTTATAGATTTTACATATGCTTGTTGCTGTCTACCCATTCTAATAGCATCGTTCTGTAGTGATGCTGAGTATGGATAGAAACCTAACAGTCTCCAAAACGTTGTCATACCACCAACATCTTTACTTATCACAGTACCATCTGTTCGTGTGATTCTTCCATCCTGCATATAAGACAATCCGTCAAATACACCTCGTACTGCGGCAGATGGTGAGTCTCTAGTATGTCAGTGAAACGTGTTGTGTCGTCTTTGAGTCCTACAGCCTCAGCTCCATAACGTAAGAACTGTGAACCTGTACCAAACAATCCTTCGATACCACTATACACTGGGCCTGCAAAGTTCTTTGCTTCTTGCCACATCTCACCTGCATTGTTCTTTGCTTTGAACATACCAGTTAGTGGGATCAAATCACCAAAGCCTAATCTTGTAGAGAATGTTGCTCCAAAGAATGGGTCAATAAATCCCCTCATGGCATACACTGAGTAGCCGGGGATGAAAGCGTCAACAAGTTTAGATGCTTCTACTTCTACAGTAGACATCTTGATACCAAACTTCTGAGCCAATGTTTCTATTATATCAAACAAGTCGTCAGCAAATGGTAGTCCTTTTAGACCTGCCATAACGAACAACAGACCCAACATATATAACCTACCACTTCGTGGTAATCCTTTCATCAACTGTACGGTGATAATAGGGAACTGCTTATACATGAAAATATATTGTGCTAAGTTTCCTCTAGCCATCTCGGGTCTATTATACATAGCATATTCACCCTGTGATGTATTCACTGCCTTCGTAGCAAACGTAGTCGCTTGTTGCTCTACGAACGCCGCCTCTTCCGGAAGGTTCTCCCTTAGATTTGCTAGACTACCAAGGTTGTTAGTAGCAAGGATTCTTTCACGTTCTAATCTGTATGCTGCAAGAAACGTAGCTCGTCTGTTCAACTGTTCTGTGTATGAAAACATAGACATCCATGCTTTGATTGAACCATTTAGCCTGTTACTTGATCTGCCTCCTCTGGATGTTCCAACGAGTGCGTTGAACTGTGCAGCTTGTAACACACCAGAAGCTGTGGCATCTAACAATGCGTCAGCCTCATCTTGGCTTATACCGAGTTCTTCCTGTCGTGCATCTTTATTTCTACCTTTAGCAACATCATAGATATTATCGTAGTTAGCTAAACCTCCTCGCCATATACTAGATACAGATCGCATTATTGCACCTGCAGAATTAGCAAGACCAAAGCCACCTCCGTAACCTCTAGCTTCATTGTAAGTACCTAGGTATGGAATTGTGTGAGTTGGTAAAGATATTAAGTTAATCATAGCAGTAGCAACAGAACCACCAAGTTGTAGTAGTACAGCTGCTAGTTTGAGTCTTGAGCCAACATCGCTAGATAAAAGGTCTTCTGTTGAATCCATAATATTAGCTGAGTCAGAATAAAACTTTATAAGTTTGTTTGCTTCTAGTCTGTAGTCTTCACCTCTACCTTCGTTGGGTATAAAATCACTTTCAGTTAACTGTTCGTTTCTTGCTGCTTTTAGTAAGCCAAGTCTAGTCTTTGCTCTGTCTGCTCCTTGATCAGCGGAATGACTGTATGAATAAGCATACTCTTCATATTTTTTCATAGCCTCTTCACGCTGTGCTTCTGTACCTCTTTTAGTTTCTCTTTCTAATTCTGCCAACCTAGATGGATCACCCCTGAACAAACCATCGTTTGCCATAATGTCAGTAAGTTGCCATGCAAATGCTGTCTTACCAGCTGTATGTGCTTGTGTTTCTAAATGCTCTGCAACACTCCTGACAACATCTGTATCCCAGCCGGGGTTGCCTGCTCTTTGCAAACTTGATCTTGCTCTACTACTAACAGGTGATAGACCAGTAATAATTCTTGCTCGTTCTTGTATGGTAAGACCAATGTTCAAACGATTAACAATGTTCATAAACTCCATAAGATTCAAGCTATTAGCAAGTGGTTGTGACTGCCTAGCTTTTGATATCTGTGGTCTAAGAGTTACTTTTACTGGATTACCATCTTCGTTAACCATATCAAATTTGATTGGGTCGCCAGCTCTTTGTGTTTCAGGATCACCCTCCATACTAAATAGTCTTGTGTTAATGTCGTCAGCTATCTCTTGTGCTGTAGCTTCTACATCGGTTTGGAAGTATGGTAGTGATCCAGCGAAATCTTCTTGTAATTTTACTGCATTACCTTTTTCATCGTAGGCTTGCATACGAACTTGCCATTTACCTCGTCTAGCAAATGGTACATACCCTGTGATAAGAGTTTGCTTAGCTCTGAACAACTCTCGTTGTACTTGGGAATCTAATGAAAACATGTTTGAGATAGCATTGGTTATCTGAAACGAACGATCTTTACCAACACCTAATGCTCGTAGGTCTGGTATTTTAGCTATGATATCTGAATAAGCACCGCCTTGAAACTCAGCAGTATCTTCTCTACTATTTTGCCAATCATCTACTTTTTTATCTTCCCAAAAAGCTCTGTTGATAGCTCGTATAAATCTTTGTGCTTTTTCTACAGACGCAGGATTAATATTACCTTCAGCATCTGCATTTTCTGTAATAAGGTTAGAGTATTCTTCTATAATTCTTTCAAGAGCTGTTATATTGGTTGCATCATCTCCAATGAATCCTTCATCTGTTTTGAACTTTGCAAATCTTTTTAGTGTCTGATCTCGCTGTCCTGCAACAGCTTCTATGTTTGCATTAAGATTATCAATAGCAGCTTGGTTTACAGCTCTTCTGTTTTCTGCATAAACTCTGTACGCATTTTCAAACGTCTGCTCATCTAAAACAGAACCATCATCATTTCGAAAAACTTTTGTTCCTCCTGTACCATCAGCTAGAACATAAGGTATACCATTTCTAAACTCTTCTTTAGACACAATACCTTGTTCTTCTAATTGCTTACGCACATCATTATTAACTCTTTCACTACCTGAACCTTTACCTGATAGTAAATCACCTTGCTCCATACCTGCTTGTTTAATATCTGCTGGTGTTACTTGTCTTGCTTTGAAGACAGCACCATAGGCAAGCATCTCACCTCCTAGTTTTAGCTCTTGGTCTGTTGGCCCTTTACCAAATCCAAACCAATTTGGAGTGTGTGTAAATGATGTAAGTCTTTCGTATTCAGACATAGCTCGTCTAGTTTTACCACCAGACTTTTGGAATATTCTAAATATCTCCTGTAGTCCTGAACTACGTTGTGCTTTGTTATCAAGAGTCTGAACAGTTTCAGCCGCAGAAGCAAAGACCCTAGATGCTGCTTTACCTTTTTGCTTTGGTATCTTTTTAAGTAGCTCTTGAACTTTATCAAAAGAACCAAACGATCCTGCTTTCTTATTAGAAGAATATAAATTCATAAAGTTAGTAGCATGAGTGCTTGTTATATTCTCAATAGAAAACCTACCATTAACACTTTCTGCTTCTAGGTCTTTCATGTTTTGAGCTAGCTGTTGCACACCTACAACACCTCTGCCACCTGTCATTAAGTTCCTACGAGATTGTCTTAGGAAGTAGCGCGTGATATCTGTATCGCCAAAGTTTATAAGATCACCTAAACCTATAGCATCTAACACAGCTTGAACTAGGTTTCTAACACGGTATATTAGTTCACTATCAAACGCCGCAGCTTTATCAGCAAGAACTTCTTCTACTGCTTCCATCATATCCATGCCGGGATTGGAACGCATCTTGATATCAGCAGCAGCTTTTACATGTCCATCTGTTCTATATATCTCACGGAAAATAGCATTCATTCTATCACGAGGCATAAAGGCACGGAAACCGAAGTGACCTAGTGCTTCGTGAGCTACAACTAATCGTATCTGTTCTTTGGTTTTTGCATAATCACTAAAGATTATGACTTGATCACCAACAGAATAACCAACTGCTTGAACACTATCAAAGTCACCAAGAGGTCTGCCATCTGCAGCTCGTTTGTATAATGCTGGATTTTTCTGAGCTAGGTCTCGTACATTTTCTACAATAGTAACAGTAGGTTTTACTTTTAGTTTTTTGAGAACTTGTTTTACTACAAGATCAATCTCGCCTCGACCCATAGGTTTTACAGGCTTTTCATCTGTAAACCTAAGAAAGTTTCCTGACTCATCAGTTTTTGAATCAGCTTGTCTTGCTTGTTCAGCAAATGGTTCAAGTCTATCAAGCCTAGTATTTTCTGCTTGAGTACGTCTACCTTTTTGTAAAAGTCTCTGTGCGTCAGTAGTTAATCGTCTTGTTTCTTGCTGGTTCTGAGGGGTAGGATCAGGAACCATACGACCATTATATAAACGTTTTGTTTTAAGTACGCCTGCACTATCAAAAAAATCTCTTAGTCTATATCCATTTGCCATAATATAATCTTTGTTTGAATTGGCAAAAAGAACATTCATCTTATTAGTAGCAGGATCGGGTTTGCCCGGAAGGTCAGACCTTATCTCCACGACTGGGTTATATACCATTCGTAAATCTCTAGTCTCAACCTTCTCAAGATGAGAATCTAATATGATTTCTAGTTGTTGAGCATTTTCTCTTTGAAATTCTTTTTCTACTTCTCTTGCTTTTTTCCTACCAGACTTACCTAATGCTTCATCGTAAGCTTCACTAAGAGTTGAAAAGTCAATAGTTTCTCCAAGAGCTTGTCGTCTACGAAGTAGTTTAAGCATAGTATCTGCAGTTTCTTGCCCAAGCACTTCACCTTGTTGCTGTGTGTCAGCTACAGTTTGTTTGATTACAGCAGCTTGTGGAGAAGTAAACCACGCTGGCATCGCAGTAAGTGCAACTGTTATCTCACCTTCTAAACTTCTTCGTGTAGCATACTCAAGCCAAGCAGCATTTTTACCATTAACAATACCTTTTTTTGTATCACCTGTATTTATAGTATTAATAAACGCTGTATCCAAAGCATTCTGCTGTTGTGGGCTAAAGGTAGTATCTTTCAAATATCTAACAGCTTTTGCTCTTGCGTCTGAATTTACATCTGGTTCAAAAAATGCGACTGCCACAAGCTGATTAGAATAAGACCAAGCTGTGCCATGCCTACTAAAATCAGTAGTGGTATCAAACGCTCCTATATACTCATCAACTCTATCTAAATCAGTAAGACCGCCTTCTCTTTCATTTCTACTGTCTAATTCTAAATAAGCATTTTGATTTATTAGAGCAGCTAGGTCACCATTAACAGTATCACCTGCTACATACTGATTCCATGTATCTCTAAACTCTTTAGGTAATCTTGTATAAGCAATAGCTACACCTGTAGATAGTTCATCCCACATTTCTTGGGGTGTTCTACCTTGTACAGGTATCATTGGCTTTTCAAGAATAGCTTCTAAAGAGGTTGATTTCTGAATTTGTTGACGGCGAGCTTCTTGGTTAGCTTCCCGAATCGCTCGTTGTTCTTCTTTCGTAAAGTTCTCTGTCTGGCGAGCTGTCGCTTTTCTGAGTTGCTCTTGGAGCTTATTCTCTCTGGCAGTTTGGCGTCTTTCGGCGTCTCCTCTGCGAACTTCGCTGCTAGGTTCGGTTTGTTGGCGTACAGCCACTTCATCTGTGCTTTGCTCCTGAACGGCATCTGTCCTCCTTTGTGGTGTTGGTAATGGCGGATAGCTTATAACAGTAAACTCTTCTCCTGTTTCAGGATCGACTCTAGTTTCTTCTTGTCCTCTACCTACTCTTTCAAGAGGTGTTTGTCCTGTGAGAACTGAAGCTGTTACAGGCTGACCTGTTTCTTCTACTACTGGCCTCGCTGACAATGTTCTACGAGGTCTGTTAAAACTTTCTACAACTCCTTCCATCTCTGCAATAATATTATCTTGTTCTACCAAGTCGTTGTTGTCTATAGCAGCTTGGAAGTCATCTATATATTCTTGTATGTTTTGTATTGGGATATTATCAGCTAGCATACGCTCTACAAGTGGAGCTATCTCAGAAGCAGGAGGCTCAGGAAATGGTAATGTCATCTGACCTGCTTGCTCTAGCTCAGCAGCAGTAGGCTCTGCAACAACAGGTGCTGCAGCTGCACCCCTTCGTAGTGCTTGTCGTCTTGCACTATAAGGCACTGCCATTCCCGGAAATCTTAATTGTGTAGGCGTTCTTTGTGGCACAGGAATCTGTGCTTGTTCACGAGCTTTACGCTCCTCAACTTCTTGAGTAAGTCTTTCGTTTTCTTTTAGTATCTGTTCTACCCTAGCATTTTCTAACTGAGCCACTTGCTGATTTAGTCTTTGCTGTTCGGCTAGATCAAACTCTCTTTGCCTTTGCGCTCTTTCTTCAGCTTCTTGTCTAATCCTTTGTTCTTCAGCGATTTGGTTCTGTTGTTCTTGTATTCTATTATTAGCAGCTTGTAGAAGTTGTTGTCCTATGGCTGTCTGTTCTGTTTCTGGAGTAACAGCAGCTTGAACACCAAAACCTGTAGGGTCTGTAGATGCTAAAGGTAACTGACCAGCTGCTTCTAGTTCAGCTTGTGTAGGCTGTGGTTGTGCTGCAGCTTCCGCAGCAATAACTTGAGGAGTTCTTTCAGTTGTGACTTCTTGTACCCCTGATGGTGTAAGCATAACACGCTCGTTTGCTTGAGCACTTTG